AGCGCCCGATCTGCCCGACCATCTCATCAGCAGCCACGGGCGGCTGCTGCGGCTGGCGCAACCCTGGCGCGGACAGATCCTCCGGCCGCTGGAAAAGGGCGACGGCTCGCTCTCTTACAACGTGCACCTGCACGGGCGCTACCGCGTACTGCAGGCGGCGCGGCTGGTCGCGCGGGCCTGGCACGGTGAGCCGAGCACGCGGCAGTACGCGCATCCGGCCGATGGCGACCTGCAACACATCTGCGCCGCAAACGTCGGCTGGACGACGCGCAGCGCGATCACGGCGGCGCAGCACGCGCGCAAACGGGCGGTCGCCTAGCGCGAAAATAATCTCCCGCTCACCGCACGGGGAACGGCTCGAACGGCCGTTCCCCTTTTCCGCGTCATTTCTGCTACGATTCGCCCGAGAGGTATACTCGCTCTATCTCTGGGTAGCGTAGGAGACGGACGGATGCGGACGCCGAGCGGCCACGACGAGATCGAGTTTCCCCACACGCACCACCACCTGCGCTGTCCCGCTTGCGACCACCAGGCGACGCACGGGCCGGTGCTGCATCCCGAAACGCACGCGCGCCTGGTCGCTGGCGACCAGTTCGGCATCGTCGGCTCGGGCCATACGCCCGGCAACCCGGCCGACGCGCTCGCCGCCTACCGCGCGCTCTACGCGCGTAACCCCGAGGACATCGCGCTGCAGTGCCCCCGCTGCGGCCATGCGGCGCACCCGCGTCACTTCGGTGCTGAGAAGCACCTTGAGGAGGCGCGCTAGATGGCAACGCTGTTTACCGCTGAAGCCAATCTCCTGCTCAACTTCACGCTGCGCGGCGGCACGCTGGTTCCGGCCGGCACCGATTACGTCGCCGAGTGCTCGACTAACAGTTCGGCCGCGGCGCACGGTACGGAACTCTCGTTCTCCGGCTACGCGCGGCAAGCGGTCGTCGCCAACACATCCAACTGGACCGCGCCGAGCGCCCAGACGATCGGCAACGCCAACACGATCACGGTCACGGCGTCTGCGCCCTCGACGTTCACGATCAACGGCTACTGGCTCACCGACGCGGCGAGCGGAGCCGGTAACGACATCCTCTACGACAACTTCGGCTCGCCCGTCTCGGTGGCGATCGGTAACGCAGTGCAATTTAACGCCGCGGGCCTGCAGGTATCGGCCCTGTAACCGGAGGCCCGCGATGCTGCGTCGCCCGTTCGTTCTCACGGGGTTTCTCGCGCTCGCGGTGTTCCTGATCGTCACCGCCTGCACGGGCACAAAACACGCGCAGCCGCCGATGGGCGGCATGGTGATGGCCTCGCCCCAGGCGCGCGCCTCGGCGTATGCGACCATGCTGCACCCGGACGGCGCAACGCCGCAGCCGGGCGCAGCCGCCGCGGCGTTGCAGGGCATGGCCGGCGCGGCGATGGATACGCCCCTCTCGGCCGTCCTCTGCCCGCAAACGCCGGCCGTCACCAACGCCGCCATCGCCGCGATCACCAATTTCAAAGTGACGCAGGACGATCACGTCGCCCGCGTTACCTGGGACATGTACGGCGTCTACGACGGCTTCGGGGAACTCCCGGCCAACGTCGGCGGCTACCTCATCACCTGGGGTCCATCGGGCGGCACGCAGGTCTGTTCACTCGTCTCGACGCCGCAGTTCGACGCGCAGCCGTTGCTCGCCGCGACGAACTACACGATCGCGATCCAGGGAATCGATTACACGGGCGCGACCGGGCCTGCGCTCAGCACGTTCGCTAAACGCACCTACGCGGCAGACGGCACGCTCGGCGCGCTCACGGCGGGTCAGACGACGTTTGCTACCGATGCGACCCGCGAGACGGCGATGGAGGCGAGCATGACCGGCTTCTTCTACACCGACAACAACAGCGAGACGCCCGAGTACATCGACCCCGACAAATGGAACGCCGCTTTCTCGGGCTGCGATAACCCCAACACGACCGGCGCGTTTACCAATGCCCAGGATCACTTTCACACGATGGTTGGCAGCAACATCCAGGGCTACCCTGCCGGCAGCCTGGGCTACTGCGACCGCGGCCAGACGACGCTTCGCGCGCACGCGCAGCCCGACTTCACCGCCGGGCTTACAGCGGCGCACACGGCGTCAGGCACGGAAACGCTCTCGAACCTGACGGAGCCGCAGCCGTACCGCACGTTCGTCATGGACGTGGATGGCCCCGTGGGCCAGCGCGATAAGACCTACTGGGACTTGATCGAGCGGCCGGACGGGCAGCCGACCGATATCACCGGCGATGTGAACGTCGGTCTGCCGTTTGACTCCAACACCCCGAACGATCTGCGCGTCGAGATCGCGCAGGACAAGATCAGTTTCTACTACGCCAGCGATAACGGCCTGATGACGTTTGTCGCGGGCAATCCGTTCGGCTGCGACCTCTCCTGCGCCCCTGGTGGTAACGGCGTCTGGTTCGAGCCGAACGTGCGCCATAGCGTCGTGATCCACATCGGCCAGCCGTCGCACGGCGATATCTGGGTCGATGGCACGAAGATGGTCACGACCGAGGCGCTGGCGGTCCATTTCGCGCACCCGTCGCTGGTGCTCGATACCTTCGCCTACAACAGCCCGAAGGACGGCACCACCGACAGCTTCAACCACTGGGATAACCTCGGCTTTGACGGTCCCGCGCAAACGAGCGTCACCTACAACTACACCGATGGGCAGATCACCAGCGAGAAGTTCCATCGCGTTGCCGGCACCTACAGCGATACGGTGAAGATGCCCGACGCGCTCACCGCTGCGACGAAGATTCGCCTGCTGTTCAACGAGCAGACGTTTGTCAACCAGTCGTACGCCTACTGCTCGACCGATAAGGTCAGCATCAACGGGCACGATTTCGCCTTACCCGTACCCACATCGGCCACGGCGAACCCGCCCGCGGGGCAGACGGCGCAGGATTTGGTCGGCACCTACAACCCGTTTCAACGGTTCGTTGACAACATCCCGTCCGCGGACATCGTGACCGGCGATAACGCCGTGGTCTTCACCCTCTGCGATTCGGGCGTGCTCAACGTCCATATCGAAGTCACCTACCCGATCGGTTCTGCGCCAACGCTCACGCCCTGGTGGACGAGCTGGGGGCTGGGATCGACGGTCAATATGCCGAACCCGGCGCAGGGCTGCTGGACGCAGTTTACGGGCGTCAACGGCGACACCCGCTCGCCGAACAACTCGCAGAACTCGCCCATCAACGCGACGGGGACGATCCCGCTCAAATGGAGCGTGTCGTGCTACGTGCAGGGCAAAACCAACGGTAAGACCTACGGCGTGGATGCGCTCACGATCACAGTCGATGGCGCGACCGTTGCCACGCTGATCAGCAGCCCGCACGAGCCGGTTGTCACCGGCTCCGGCACCTATCAGTTGAATACAGCGCAGTTCACCAACGGGCTGCATCAGGTCGATCTGCTCTCGCTCGATGACAACGGCAACCCGGCAGCGCCGGGCTACTTTGAGGCGTTCAACTACACCGGCGCCGACGCCCCGTACAAGCTCAACTTTTCCAATAGCGTGACGCCGACGCCGACCAGTTCCGCGACGGCCAGCCCATCGCCCTCGCCCACGCCGATCGTCACACCCTCGCCAACGGCCAGCCCCACGGGCACGCCGACGCTCGCGCCGACCGTGGCACCCACCGCAACGGCCACGTCCGCGCCGACCACGATACCAACGCCGCAACCGACGCCGAACCCGGCCGACCCCTGCAGCCTCGCTGCGATCAGCGGCACGGTGGCGGGCCTCACCCAATCGCCGGTCAACGCGCAGGGGATCGAGCGCGCCGGCATCCTCGCGCACCTCTACTGGGACTGCGAAGCGCAACACGGCGGCACGCTGCCACCGCCCACGTCGTAACAGGAGGCTCCGATGCGCCGTCGTCTACTGCTCGGCAGCCTCCTCGCGCTGCTCTGCGCCGGGCTGGCGCTGCAGCGCGCTGCCCCCGCCCGCGCGCTCTCGGGCACGCGCATCACGATCAACGGCCAGCAGGCGTTTCTTACCGGCGCGAACCTGCCTTGGTACAACTGGGGCTGCGACTTCGGCTGCGGCGATACCGGCAACCCCGCGACCTCTGGTGTCTCGAACGCCACCGTCGCTGCCAACGTCGGCGCGGCGTTTGCTACGGCGAAGGCTGCCGGGATGCACGTCATCCGCTGGTGGCTGTTTGAGGGGTCGGCAGCTTCGCAGGATATCGCCACCGACAACGCAGGCGTGCCGACGCAGATCACGCGGACGACCTACGCCGACATCGACGCGGCGCTCGCCGTCGCCAACCAGTACGACATCTACCTCGATTTCGTGCTGTTCTCCGCGCCGACCGCGGTCCCGCAGAACTGGGTGACGGACCCCGGCACCGCTGCGGGCTTGGCGACGACGATCGGCAGCCTCGCCGCGCACTACGCCGGCAACCCGCGCGTTTTTACCTGGGAGGTCTACAACGAGCCGGAGGTCGATATCTGGGCCGGCCGCATCGATCAGGCGTCGGTCCAGGCGTCGGTCAAAAACATCGCCGCAGCCATCCACGCCAATTCCTCAGCCTACGTCACGGTCGGCTCCGTGATGCTCGACGGGTTGCCGCTCTGGGTCGGCCTGGGCCTCGATTACTACGAGGCGCACTGGTACGACTACATGAATCAGGGCAACTACGACGCCTATCTCTGGGACTACGCGACCGTGAAGGCGCGCTATGCCCTCGATGCGCCGCTGGTCTTGGGCGAGTTCCCGGCGACACCGCAGTCGGCAAGCCCCGCCGCCTCCGCGCGCTGGCAGCACTGGTACAGCGCGGGCTACGCCGGCGCGTGGGTCTGGTCGCTGCTGCCGACGCACACCGCGGATCAACTCGCGGTCGATACCGGCGCGGTCACGGCGCTCACGACGCAACACACGGACACCGCGCCGCAGCAGACGCTCGACGAGCCGGGCTGTCTCACGGCTGACACGGGCAAAGAGATGTACACGGCCGCGAAAACCGGCACGGCGGCGGGGCTGGCGCGCGTGCTGGCGCTCTACGACATCTGGAAAGTCTGCCTCGCGGGGCATCCCGGCTACGTGCAGCCGACCAACCCGTAAGGAGCAGCCGATGGCGACGACGTTTGAGCAGACCGGCTACGCGACCGGCAGTACCAGCGATTTTACCGCGGCAGCGGTGACGGCCGGGCAGGGCATCCTCTCGGCGGCGATCGACAACACGACCGCGCTTGCGCCGCTGGACGACCTCGAACTGCTGCTCACGTTCGCCTCAGCGCCCACGGCCGGTCAGACGATCGACATCTACCTTTTGCCGAGCCTCGACGGCACGAACTACCCCGATGGGGCGGCGACCGTGCTGCCGCAGTTGTCGCTTTTGGTCGGCAACTTTCAGGTGCGGGCCGTCAGCACCGCGCAGCGCCTCTCAGCCCGCAACATCGAGATCCCGCCCGGCAAGTACAAGTACTTCCTACAAGACTCGAGCTCGCAGCCGATGCCCGCGAGCTGGACGTTCACGCGCAAACCGCACGGCTATCAGAACGTCTAGTGGGCGTGCTGGCGCTGCCCCGAAGCAAGGATCTCTGGAAGCCGCCGCTGGGCGTGGTGCTGGACTGGAACAACCCGTCCACCAACGCGCTCAACGTCGCCGTGCTCGCCAACGAAGCGGGCGGTACGAGCGTCAAGGAGCACGTCTCGGGGCAGTTGGGCACGTTCAGTTCTGCCACGAACGTCAAATGGGTAGCGACGCCCTACGGGCCGGGGTTGGATTTCGCCAACGTCGCCGGCACGACCGTGCAATGGGCGGTCGGCGCGGTGCCGCGCGTCGCTCCGACCAACACCGTCATGCTGATCTTTCAGCAACGCACGACCGGCGCCACCTCTTTCGGCTCTCCGATCAACCATGAGGACACGTCCGCAGGTGTCTGCAACGTCTTCCACTCCAACGCCTCGGGCACGTTGGAGTTCGGCTCGGGGGGTAGCAACTACTCGACAACGCTGCTCGAAAGCCTGACCGTCTGGCACACGGCGTCGTGGATCGCCTCTGCGGGCGCGAGCATGACGATCATCGACGGCGCGTTCGGCCCTGGCACGAACTCCGGTTCGTCGGGCGCATCGCTCACGCGCCTCACACTCTCGGACCCGTCATTCAACTTCGATGGTGTGCTGGCGCTGGCGCTGATCTGGGGGCGCGTGCTGCCGGACGCCGAGCGCGTCTATCTGGCACAACGGCCGTTTAGCCTGTGGAAACGCCAGCCAGCGCGGCGCTTGATGGTCTTCGGCGTCGGCGGCGGCACCGTACAGGCGCTCTCCGGCACGGCTGCCGTGAGCATCAGCGGCGCAGGCTCGCCGACCGTTATCGTCCCGCTGGCCGGTGTGGCGACGCTCGATTACACGGCGACGGGCGGCCCAACGCTCACGCTGCCGCTTGTCGGCACGGCGGCGGTCAGCCTTACGGCGGCGGGTGGGCCAAAGGCGAACGCGAACCTCTCCGGCACCGGCGCGGTCGATCTCACAGTCCTCGGCACGCCGGTCGTGACGCTGCGGCTCGCAGGTACCGGCTCAGCCGATATCACGGGCGGCGGCGCGCTGAGCAACACGGCGGGCGGCACGGTCGCGCTCGCGGGGACGGCGATCGTCAACCTCACAGGCTCCGGCGGCACGCAGATCGCCGTACCGCTGTCGGGGACATCGCAGGTGAGCGTCACGGGCGCAGGCAGTCCGCAGCAGACGGTACGCCTCACCGGCCGCGCCTCGGTCGATGTCACCGCTGCCGCCACGCTCGGGCCGCTGACACCGTTCGCACCGACGCATAGCACCACCTACGGCGTGCAGCCGCTCGCGGGCGACACGCACGGCACGGTGAGCGTGGGCGGTACCTACGGCGTGTTGCTCGAACCGGAGACAGCAGGCGGCGTGAGCGGCGGACAGGCGTTCGGCGCGGTCGCGTTTACCAGCCAGGGAGATAGGGCATGATCGGCAACATCCCGGTGATTCAGCTACCGCCGCTGCAGACGGGCGTCGTCTGGTACGCGCCGACGTTCACCGACGAGCACGGCGCGGTGCAGGCGTTTTCCGATACGCGCGGCTATGGCGCGGGCTTGGGAGCCACGGGCGGCGCCGGCTCAGTCACAGTGCAGTTCGCGCTCTGGAAGTCGGATAAGGTCACGCCCGTGATCATCGCGGGCGGCGTCAACACGCAGGCGGGGACGTGGAACGCGACGCTGCTGCGCTGGGAGTTCCGCCTACCCGCCGCTCTGGCGTTGCCATCCTCGAACAGCTTCGGCGCGCCCGAGCCGTACTACCTGACAGCGAAGGTCAGCGACAGCACCAACACCGTCGATACAACGCAACCCTCGGTCGGAGCCAATTGGTTGCTGGCAATTATCGGCTAGACGAGGGGCAGGATGCGGGCACCGTGGATCGTCCTACGCGCGCTCTGGCGGGACATTCGGATCGGCTACGAGGGGACGCATGACGCAGCAGTTATCCGGCGACGCGACGCTCGACGTAACGGCCACGGGCGTGCTCGCCTACGACACGATCACGATGACGATGACGATGCGGACGCCGCTGGGCTTAGGCGCGCAGTACATGGCGAACCTGCGCAGCGCCTTCGCCGCGAAATACCCGGAGCTGATCCAGATCGTCACCGGCCAGGACGGGCAGGGGAATCCGATCTACGCCTCCGATCCCGCGGGCGTGGTGGAGCGGGCGACGGTGCTGTACTGGTTCCTGGCGATCTTCAGCGAGGAGGCGGGCGTGCAGGCGGCGGCGGCGGCGAAAGCGGCAGCGGTGGCGGCGCTGACCGACATTACGACGACGGTGACGCTCAACGACAGCCCGCAGACGTAGGAGAAGCCCCGTGCTCTACCTGAAAGCCTGCCCGCGCTGCCACGGCGATATGCACCCGGAGAGCGACCGCTGGGGCGAATGGCTCGTCTGCATGAACTGCGGCCATGAGCAGGCGATCTTGCTCACCCCGCCGTTCGGTCTGCCCGTGCGCCGTTTCGCCTGATTGATAGGATAGACTCTACCTATGACGCCAAAGACAGAGCCGTACGCGGTCGCGATCACGCATCTCTCGTTCGACGACCCCGAATCGCTCACCTTCAACCCGGAGAACCCGAAGATCCACCCGCGCACGCAGATGTCGGCGCTGGCGTCGGCGATGCGCGCCTTCGGCGTCTTAGGCGCGGTGTTGGTCAACGACCAGACCGGCTACGTGCTCGACGGCCATGCGCGGATCAAAGCAGCCTGCGAGGCTGGGCAGTCGCAGTTGCCGGTGCTGCATTGCAGCATCGACCCCGCGCTTGAGGCGGGCGTGCTCGACTCCTACGACGCGATCACGCTGTTGGCGCTCTACGACCGGCAGCAGATGGAGCGGATCGGGGAGAACCTGCGCGCCCTCGATAGCAATTTGGATGCGGCGATCGATGCGATTGCGGCACGGGCCGTCGATCTCGATCCCTACAGCGTCGAAGCGCCCGATCTTGCACCCACGCTCGCGCCCTCAGCGCCTTTGGCCGAACGGTTCATCGTGCCACCGTTCTCGGTGCTCGATGCGCGTCAGGGCTACTGGCAGGAGCGCAAACGCGCCTGGCTGGCGCTCGGCATCCAAAGCGAACTAGGGCGCGGCGACGGCATTGTGCCGAATGGTACGCACCGTCCGGCGTCTCAGGACGGTGCGTACCAGCGTGGCTATGGCGCATCCCCAGGCGGCTCGCGGGACGCGGCGAGTCGCCTGGGTCCGGATGGCAAGACGCGACGGGGCGACGGCAAAGGGAACGGCCTGCTCGGAGAAGCCGAGCAGGCCCGCAGCCATTACGCATCAGGTCTTGCCCAAAGGTCCGGGCAGGACCTGATGCGCGGCGAGCATACGGTGGGCAGTTCCCGGCACGCAGCGGACATGCGTAGCAACGTAAACAATGCCCCGCCTTTGCCTGATTGGGCAAAGGCGGGGACGGGCACCGCAAATATGGCATCAGGCACGAGCATCTTCGATCCCGTCCTGTGCGAACTGGCGTACCGCTGGTTCTGCCCGCCGACCGGGCACGTCCTCGATCCCTTCGCGGGCGGCTCGGTGCGCGGCATCGTCGCGGCGCTGCTCGGGCGCAACTACACCGGCATCGACCTTTCCGCCCGCCAGCTTGCCGCCAACGAAGATCAGGCGGCGGACATCACGCCCGACAACCGTCCGCGCTGGCTGCCCGGCGATGCCGCTGAGATCGTGCCGACGCTCGCCGCCTACCCGCCGTTCGATCTGCTCTTTACCTGCCCGCCCTACGCCGATCTTGAGGTCTACTCGGACGATCCCCGCGACCTCTCGGGCATGCCCTACGATGCCTTTCTCGCTGCCTACCGCGCGATCATCGCCGCGGCCTGCGATCGGCTCGCGGACGACCGCTTCGCCTGTGTCGTGATCGGCGATGTGCGCGACCGCAAGGGCATCTACCGCAATCTGCCGGCCGCGACGATCGCCGCCTTCGCCGACGCGGGGCTTGCGCTCTACAACGAGGCGATCCTGGTCACTGCCGTGGGCAGTTTGAGCATCCGCGTCGGCCGGCAGTTCAGCAGCGGGCGCAAACTCGGCAAGACGCATCAGCAGGTCTACACCTTCATTAAGGGCGATCCGAAGCGCGCCACCGAAGCGTGTGGGCCGGTCGAGGTGACCGTACCCGATGGCTTCGGTGGCGCGGATGCTGAGGAGATGCCGGTATGAGGCTAGACGGCGCGAATGATGTAGGCGCGCGAGGGGATACTAAGCTTCCGCCCCGTACGCCGCTTGTACGCCTTAAGCGCGGCAATGTACGCATCCGCTGCCGTGTCGAGCGTGCTCTGCGGCGCTTGGCCGTGCTGATAGGCCGACCGCGCCAGTCGCACCCGATCTTTCAACACCAGCAGATTCGGCTCGTCCATCGTCGTCTCCTTCGCCCCGTTGATATGCCTACTATATCTCATAGGCTATGAGACTGTAAAGAGGCTGCTCGAAAGGATCGAAAGGCAACGCACGATGGCTGCTCTCCCGGCAAAGCGCGGCAAGAAACGACCCGGCGCGACGAAGTACGAACCAGAGCGGGCGAAGCGTATCTGCGACGCGCTGGCGCTGGGCGCGACGCACCGACTGGCCGCGGCCTACGGCGGTATCCATGAGCAGACCTTTATCAACTGGCGCGACCGGCACCCCGAGTTCGCCATCGCGATCGAGGAGGCCGAAGCGCGCTGCGCCATGCGCCATCTGATGCGGCTCGAAGAGGCGTCGAAAGACCCGAAGAACGTCGTCTTCGCCTCCTCCTGGATTCTCGAACGGCGCTTCAACCGCGACTACGGCCAGCGGCAGCGGATCGACCATTCCGGCACGGAGGACGGCCCGCCGATCCAGACGCAGACGAACGTCGATGTGAACGTGGTGCATAACTATGATTTCGACTGGAACGCTATCGAGGCTCACGCCCGACAGATCACGGGAGGCAGTGGAGAGCTTCCTCCGGGTGACGGTGCTTGAGAACCCCTACATCCCGCACCTACCGCACCCGCCGCAGTGGGCAGCCCTGGCGCTGCCCAACCGTGAGGCGTTGTACGGCGGCGCTGCTGGTGGCGGCAAGTCCGACTGGCTCTTGATGTGCGCGCTGCAGTTCGTGCATCTCGTCCCCGGCTACAACGCGATCCTGTTCCGTAAGACGTTCACCGACCTCAAGCTACCTGGCTCGCTCGAAACCCGCTCGAAAGAATGGCTCTCCGGCACACAGGCGCACTGGAACGGCAACGATCATCGCTGGACGTTCCCCCGCACCGGCGCGACGCTCAGCTTCTCCTACCTCAACAACGAGGCGGATAAGTATCGCTACCAGAGCAGCGAGTTTCAGTTCATCGGCTTCGACGAGCTGACCCACTTCTCGCGCGGCCAGTACACGTACATGGGATCGCGCCTGCGCCGTCTCGCCTCGGCCAACGTACGGCTGCGGATGCGCGCCGGCTCCAACCCCGGTGGCTTCGGCCATGAGTGGGTGAAGGATCGCTTCCTCGTCGAAGGACCGTCGAAAGGGCGCGCGTTCGTGCCGGCGCGGCTTGAGGATAACCCCTCGCTCGACGCCGCCAGCTACGAAGAATCGCTCGACGAACTCGATCCGGTAACGAGACGCCAACTGCGCTACGGCGACTGGGACACGGTGCTCAAAGGCAACCTGTTCGACCGGAACTGGTGCGAGCGGGTCGGGCAGGGTCCGGAGCGGGCGCTGCGGGTGCGCTACTGGGACAAGGCCGCGACCGACGAAGGGCCGGGTTCCGATCCCGACTGGACGGCGGGCGTGCGCGTCGCGTTCACCGGCCGGCGCTGGGTGATCGAGGATGTACAACGCTTCCGCGGCAACCCGGCGATCGTCGAACGGCGCATTCTCGACACCACGATCGCCGACGGCCGCGGCGTCGTCGTCGGCATCGAGCAGGAAGGTGGCTCGGCCGGCAAGTCCGACATCTACACCTGGCAGCAGAAACTCCAACCGCTCGGTATCAGCGTGTGGGGCAACCATCCGACCGGCGATAAGGTGACGCGCAGCCTGGTCGTCTCCTCGGCGATGGCGGCGAAGAACGTCGATTGCGTCGCTGCCCCCTGGAACAACGAGTACTGGAACGAGCTTGAGCCGTTCCCGACGCCGAAGTTGCACGACGACCAGGTAGACGCCACGAGCGGCGCGTGGTGGCTCTTGGCGGAACTGCTCAAGAAGATGGGCCACGGCAAGCCAGCGACGGGCGGCGAGCGCCGGCACGCGGCCTATCAGCCATACATGGGAGGCTAGGCGATGGCAACGAAGAAGCAGGACCGGCATATAGCGGCACTCAAGCGGAAGGCGATCCGCCTCGAAGCGCACGCTGATGCTCTACGCGATCTCGTAGATGAAGCTTACGAAGCCTACGAAACGGCAAACCGCGTCTACCATGACACGCTATACGAAGCGTATCCAGAGAAGCGACCACCACCCGATCCGCTGATGGAAGCTATCCGTCGCGAATGGGATACGCCTGGGTTTGACAGCTTCACCACCTTCATGCGTAAGCCGATAGGCGATCTGTTTCTGCCCGGCGATGACGAAGCAACGACCCTCGAATGGGAGCAGTCCGACAACTTCACCGGGCTACAGAGTTACCGCTAATGCAGCAGCGCGGATCGCTGGTCGTTCCCTGCCGCCTATGCGACCGCTCGACGATCGCGACGGGCCTGATTAGCGACGACTGCTGCGGCGTCGGACGACACTTCCACCCGGACGATGAGGCCGAGTCGGTCTGCTCGTGGTGCCGCGAGATCGTCTACTGGGATCGCGAGCCGGACAGTTTGAGCGCCGGTGACGCGCGCACAAGCGCCACAGCATAGGAGAGGGGCAAACATGCAGGACTCGAAGGATCTCACCCGCTGGAAACTGGCCGTCAGCTATCTGCACACGGAGCTGGCGCGGCAGAGCAACAGCGACACGTTCGAGATGGGGATGGTCGTCGGCTTGGTGATCGGCCAGACGCACGGCAAGGCGCTGATGCGCGGGCTGTCCGAACGGCTGCAGCGTACCGGCACGGACCCTCAGAAGCTCTCAGCCGTCGCTCGTCGTGCGCTGGCAGCGACCGCGCCGCTTGCTCCAGGCGAGTACCGCCATGTGCCTAAGGGCTACCGCCTCTTGCCCGACAACTCGCTCGTGCCGATTGATGTTGTCGAGGAGGAGAAGCTACAGCGACGCTTCGGCACAGCGCAGGCGGTGGTTACGGATAGGGCACGGGTTAATGCTCGTGCGGACTTGGAGGCGGTCCTCGATCAAGCCGAAGTATCGCATCCGATCGCGGGGCCATCGGTCGCGCAGTGGCTACGCGGGATGCTGCCGAACCCGATGCAGAGCAAGGCGTTGCAAGACGCTGGCGTTATCGGCGCGCCGACAGCCGAACCGGGCACACTCTCGATCATGGACGCCGACTAGATGACCGCTGCGTCGATCCCGATCGCCTGCACCGCCTGCAAGACGCCGCTCGCCGTGATGTTCGGGGAGAAGCTGCACGTCGGCGCATGCGTGTTCGACCGGCCGACGCGGCTCGTCTGCGCCGTCTGCGGCAAGCGGCGCGACTGGCATCCGCCCGATGTGCCCCCTATTTCGCCTGACAGATAGAGCGCCTATACTCGATGCAGCGAACAGGAGAGGCAAACGATGGCGACGATCCAACAGCAACTAGCCGACCTCGAAACCCGCGTGCAGCAACTCCTAGACGGTCAAGCCGTGATGCAAGGGGCGCTCGCCAAGATCGGCCCGTCCAACGATGCCGCCTCGCTCGATGCGATCCACGCGCTGGCGCAGAGCATCGCCGATGCGATCGGTATCGGTCCCTCCAACAGCGGCAACACCACCGTGCCGCCCGCGCCCGTGGCACCGCCGACGCCCGCGCCGGTTATCGTGCCACCCGCGCCGAGCGAGACGAGCGGCAGCAGCGTTGTCGCCTTCCCCAACCTCAACCCCACGCCCGCATCGCCGCTCTAAACACGAGTTTTAAGAGTGTGGTAGGGGTCGGCGCTCATCCAGGGAGAGTGACCGACCCCTATCCGTATCCAGAGCGATAGCGAGTCGCGGTCATGGCGCAGAACGAGCCGCCACCCTGCTACGGCGACGACTGGCAGACCCGCGCTCTCTACGGAGCCGACCGCATGAGCGAACCACGCTTTATCACGCTGACCAACCCGGACGGCGATACCTGCGACGTGGAGATCGGCCACATCGCGATCCTGGCCGACACGCTCTATAAAGAGCAGTCCTGCACGCAACTGGTGATGGCCTCGGGGTTGTCGCTGACGATCTGCGAAAGCCGCACCGCTATCCGCCGCAAGATTCACGAGCTGCGCGACCGGCCTACCGCTGTGGTGGTGCGCTGATGGAACAGCCTGTTGTCAAAGTCGTCTGGATCGACTCCATGATCACAGACATGACGCCGGTCGCTGAGGGCGACGCGCTCGACTACGCGACGATCACGAGCGTCGGCTATGTCGTCGAGGAAACGGACACGATGCTGGCGCTGGCGCGGGAGCGCACGATGCCGATGAAGCACTGGCGTGGCGTCGTCTGCATCCCGAAGGTAGCGATCACGTCGCGGCGCACGCTCGCCGCCGTAGGATCAGCAATGACCCGCCATCGTGATCCTACGGCGAGATGCGACCACTGTAGTTACGCAAGTTGGGACGCCGATCGAGTCCGCGCTGAGGATGCCGTACGCGCCCATGTACAGCGTGATCACCCGTCTGCTTTTAACGCAGTCGAGCCTACCTGGTCGTATACCGCGACCTGCATCGAATGCGGCGAGTTCTTCTCTGCATCCGATATGCGGCAGAGTCCCGTGAATCGTGTACTGGCGCATGTGCAAGCGACGCACCGACGCACAACGCCATGACGCAGCCACCACCGGAACTCTGGATCGGCATCGGCTGCGGCCTGCTGCTGACCGCGGGGCTGGTCGGCTTCGTCTGGCTCATCGTCGTGCTGGTCCGCTGGCTGTAGGATGGTGACATGATCGAATATCAGAGAAAGCGCGGTGAGAAAGCCTACGAGCAGTTGGACGAGATTATTCGTTCCTTCGCGCTTATCGCTATGGGTACATATACCGATGTTGAAGACGCCAAAGACACTGCCGATATCCGGGCGTTGACGAAGGCGCTCACGAAATTATACCGGCAGTGGGAGCGCGATCAGGAGAAGATACCTCGTCTCTTCGACCAGCAGTAATGGCGCGTCATTGCCGCCTATTGACACATCCGTGTAAGCTAATAGACGAATAGCGCGCAGACAGCGAACGCCGCCGTGCCTCGCTGTCGCTACCAGCGATGAGCGCCCTGGGTCGTGTTGACGATCCGGGGCGTTGTTCGTGGTAGCAACCCAGCCGACCGTCCGCAAGCTCAAGAGCGGTGTCGTCTCCACCGCTGGTTCCGCACGTCCCGTCGATGGCACCGAGCAGCTAGTCGCCGGCACCGCCGCCGTCTGGCTGCGGAACTACGCGCGCTCGCTGCCGCAGAAGATCGACGACGCGACGCGCGACTTCGGCGCGAACCTCTACGAACGCATGATGTTCGAGCCGGCCGTAGCCTCCAACGTGCAGTTGCTCACCGCCGCCGTGATCGAGAACGGCCCGAGCCTGCGCTCGCCGATCGAGGACGAGAAAGACCCCGACTATCAGAAGGCGCTCGATATCCGCGACGCGCTGGCTGACCAGCTCGACGACCTGCCCGGTGCAGGTTTCGAGAGCGTGCTGCTGCAACTGGCGCAGGCGGTCTGGCGCGGCAACAAAGTCGTCGAGATGTCCTACCGCATCGGTAAGGGCGCGTTCGGCCCGACGACGACGATCGTTGACCAGCTCGCGCCGAAACCCTGGGAAAACCTCAGCTTCGTCGTCGATGCCTACAACACGGTGATCGGCCTGCTCGGGCGCTCGCCCCAGGTACCGATGAGCGTGATCGCCGGTACGATCCTCAACCCGAAGGACGTGCCGAACCTGTTCCCGCGCGAGAAGTTCCTGATCTTCTCCTGGGCACCGAACAACAACGACCCGCGCGGTACGTCGATCCTGCGGCCGGTCTACAACGCCTGGTGGCGCAAGCAGCAGTTGGTCGCGGACTACCTGCGCTATTTGGCGCAGTTCGCATCGCCGTCGCTGTTCGGCACTACGGCGGAAGGCACCGAGTTCGCGCCGCTGACCGACACGCTAGGGCAACTGACCGATGGCGATCAGCCGCCGACGCCAGAGGACGCCTTCCGCGACCAGATCGAGACGTTCTACCGCAACGGCGGCGTGCTGGTCGGACCGGGCGGCTACAAACTCGATGTCGTGCAGGCGACCGGCTCCGGCGAGACGTTCGCGAAGGCGATCGACTACGAGGACTTGGAGATCGCGATCGGCATCACCCTGCAATCGCTGGCGCAGGGCGAAGCGCAGTTCGGCACCCGCTCACAGGCGACCGTCCATCAGGACATGTTCGGCCTCTTGGTGCGCCTCATTCGCCGGGCGCTGATTCGCTGCGTGCAACGCGACTTCATCCGCCAATGGATCATCTTCAACGTCGGCGAGGACAGTCTCAAGCTTGCGCCCGAACTGCAACTGGGCGAGTCGCAGAGCTACGACCTACCGGCGCTGATGGGCGCGATTGCGGCGCTGCGGGCGGCGAAGTTCGTCGGCGCGAGCCAACTGCCGTACTACGACAAACTGCTGGGCGCGCCCGATCGCGACCTCGACTACGACGAGGCGCACCCGCTCGATCCGCCCGCCGTTGCACCCACGCCGCCCGTGCTCGGGCCGGACGGCCGACCGCTGACGCCGTTGCAGCAGGCGCAGAAGAAGCAGGACGAACAGCAGCAGAAGCCTCCGGCGAAGGAGGCGGCATGAGCCTCAAGAAGGCGCTGGCGCTGCTGCTCCTGGGTTTGCGGCCGAAACAGGCGCAAGGGCCTGCGACGGCGAGCGCGCTCACGCTCTATGCCGAGCAGTGGGCGCAGGACGCGAAACGCGCCGTCGTGCAGCACGCGGCCGAGATCGCCGCGGCCGTCGCGGCTGCTGCCGGCGAGCCGGTCGATACGAAGACGGTCGCCCGCGCGCTCGATAGCGGCGTTGCGGACGTGGTGCGCGGCGCACAGGCGCAGTACCAGGATGCGGGCGACGACCCGGAGAAGCAGCAGAAAGCGTTTGCCAGTTTCGACTGGCGGGCGAAGCAACTCGCGGTGTCGGTCACGCAGCAGACGAAGGTGAACGCCTTCCAACGCGCATCGACGAAGCGCGGCAAGAAGGTGATCCGTGACGGCGGCACCTGCCCGAAGTGCGTGTCGCTGCAAGGCGAGTACAGCCCTGACAACCCCGACTGCTGGTGGACGCACCCGAGTTGCACATGTGAATGGTCTGTGCAGGAGACGGCAGATATGAGCGGTAACGCCAACTTCGCCGTGCTGAACGCCAAGAAGCGCGACGCGATCGATGATAGCGACTTTGCCGGACCGAACCGCACGTTTCCGGTGCCGGACCAGGCGCATGCCGATAACGCGGCGAGCCGGGTAGCGGCGATCAAGGACGCGGGGCTGCGAGCGCGGATCGAGGCGGGCATCCGCCGCATCTGCAAGCGCAAAGGACTGAAGGTGCCGCCGTCGCTGGCGACGGCTGACCACGCGGCCGGTGAGGAGTCCGAGGGCATCGCCTCGTTCGCGGGGATGGCCTCGTTCGCGGACGGCGAGCGCGAGGAGCGGGACGGCTACGCGGTCTACCCACGGGCGCTAGTCTGGCGCGCGGGCGACTACCCGGACAAGCAATACACGATGGACCGCGAGGACAACCTGATCGCGGCGACGAACTTCGCCGAGCCGGTGCCGATCAACATCGAGCACACGCCGTTTCTGCAGGGGCGGGCGGGCGAATTGCGCTCGCTCTACGTCGATGATGCCGACCCCGACCTGCTGCGCGGTGAGGTCGCGATCCCGCTCTGGCTCGATACGCAACTGGACCCGCGCGAGCGGCAACTAAGCGTCGGCTGGGATCGGCCGACGAAGATGCCCGACCATTTAGGGCTAACGACCAGTCCGCGCGTCATGGGCATGGCGCTGATGAGCATGGCGCAGGAGGCGGCAGGGATGAACGGTACGGCTGACTTCGCCCCGCGCGGCATGAGCCACAACACGGCGCACGGCCAGTACGCGATTCAGGACATCCACGACGCGGCTGTACGGCACGGCGCGACCTGCAACCCACCGGCGAACATGGCGAGCCGCCATGAGGCGAACGCCATCCAGCAAGCGCACGACCTGGCCACGCAGCACGGGGCGACGTGCGAAGGGCAGGGCCAGGCGGGACGGCCGATCTTCTCGGCCGGCACAGGCTCTCAGGAGGGCAAGCATATGAGTGTCAAGGAAAAGCTGATCGCACTCTTCGGGGGCAACGTGTCGGCCGAAGAGCAGGCTGAGATCGATCGCATCGTCGATCGGCCGGCGACGTTCTCGGTCGAGAGCGACCCGGCGTTCGTCGCGATGCAGGCCGAAGTCCGCACCGAGCGGGCGAAGCGCATCACCAGCGAGGCAACCGGCTTCGCCGATGGTCTGATTCGTGAGGGTCGCGCCACCACGGCCGAGCGCGAGGCGTTGATCGCTAAGTTCTCGCGCGCTGCCACCGACGACTACGAGCACGGTACGGCCAACTTCTCCGGCTTCGCCGAGTCGCATAGCCGCGTTGAGGAGTTGCGGGCGCAAGAGGGCAGTCGCCCGCAACAGTTCGCGCAGGCACGCCCGCAGCCCGGCCAGAGCGTCGTGCTCGACCCGCACCACTCCAACCCGGCCACGTTCAGCGGCGATCCGCAACTGACCGAGGAAGAGGAAAAGGCGCAGCGCGAGGAGGCGCTCAACGCGGTGCGCCAGACCGACGCCTACAAGAACCTCAAAGCGTCGTTCGCGAAACAGCACAACTAGCGGCGCTTTGCGCCTATCGCTTCGCCCGAGAGATAGACGCCTCTCTATCAACCAGTAGCAGCACACAAGGAGCAAGCCAGATGGGCGCTGCAATCCAGACCTACAGTTACAAGACGGTCACGCCGCTCTACGGCGGCGACGAGGCGCTGAAGCGCGCGGTCGCGCTCAAGCCGTCCACCACGTTCGCGGCGGGCACGCTGCTCGGCGAGATCACCGCCTCCCCCGGCGTGTTCGCGGCCTACGCCTCCGGCAACTCGGACGGCACGCAGAACCCGAACCGCATCCTGCCGTACGACTGCATCACCGACGCCGCGGGCAACATCACCCGCGGCTCAGGCGGCATCGTCGCGGGCGGCGGGCAGTACGGCATCACCGACCCCACCGCCGATGTGTACGTCTCCGGCGTGTTCGCGATCGCCGACATCCCCAACCAGGACGCCGCGGGACTGGCGAAGGCCGGCCGCGTGATCGGTAACGGCGAGTTCGTCCTGACCGGGCCGTAACCGCTCAGCGAAACGGAGAGGCACAACAACGTGTCGCTGCAAGCGACGGTGCGAGGTAAGGGCATATGGCCATCGATTACGGGTATCCGGACAATATTACGCTCAACCAGATCGCCCAGGAACTTGTGCCGGCGCTTGAGGCGAACCGGCCCATTTTCCAAGACTTCCCGATCAAGAACGTCGAAGATGACGTGATTGAGTGGGACCAGCGCGGGAACTACATCGGTCTGCAGCAGATTCGCGGGCTTGGTGGCCTGCCGAACCATGTGAAGCGGATCGGCGCATCGACCTATCGCTTCGAGCCGGGCTACTACGGCGAATATCTCGAAGTGAATGAGCGCGAACTGCTGCGGGCGCGCCAGCTCGGCACGCTCTCCGGCCGCGTCAACCTCACCGAGAAGGTCGCCGAGTTGCAGGCGCAGCTCTTGCAACGGCGTTACGACCGGATCGAGTCGATCATCTGGACGTTGCTCGCCACCGGCACCTACAGCGTGGCGCAGGGCAACATCGTCATGGCGACCGACACGTTCACGCTGCAGACGTTCTCCGCGGCCGTGCCCTGGGCGACCGTGGCGACGGCGACGCCGCTCGCCGATATGCGGACGGTGCAACTCAAGCAGCGCGGCTACAGCCTGTCGTTCGGCACGGGCGCAAAGGCGTGGATGAACCGCACGACCTTTAACTCGCTGCTCTCGAACACCAACCAGGCGGACTTGGGCGGTCGGCGTGGCGCTGGTCTGTCCACGATCAACGGCCCGGCCGGCGTCAATCAACTGATGGCGATGGACGATCTGCCGGACATCACCGTCTACGACGGCGGCTACTACGACGACACCAGCACCTTCCAGTTGTTCATCCCGAACAACAAGGTGATCGTCGTCGGCAAACGCACCAACGGCGACATGCTGGGCGAATACCGCTGCACGCTCAACGTCAACCAGGGCGACGGCGGCAGCGGCCCGTACATGCTGGTCTGGGACTCGGCAAAGGACGGCGGACGCCCGCCGCGCCATATCGAGGTCCACGACGGGCACAACGGCGGACCGGCACTCTACCACCCGTTCGGCATTGCGGTGATGACCGTTTAGCTTCCGATTCGCCCGTTAGATAGAGCGTGTCCTTCCAGAAGATAGGCGCGCGGTAGCACAGGAGGTATCCGAGATGGCACGGATTCAACGCGATGAGAACGGCGATCCGGTCGTCGCCGCGGCAGCGCCGCAAGCGCCGGTCGAGCAGCCGGTGCGCGTGTTCGAGGTCATGGTTGACGCGATCGGCGCGGACGCGGTGAAGGGCGATCTGGTCACGAAAGACGACGTGACCTGGGATCTCGACTATCTGCTCGGCACGCACGCGATCCGCCCGGCAGCCGAGTACGAGCGCGCCTACGACGAGGAAGGCTTGCGCTCGACCTCGCAGCCGAAGGAAGGGCAGCCGCAGCAGGCTCCGGTGCTGCTGCAGAACGCGCCGCAGACGCAGGCTCCGGCAACGCCGGCTGAGGGCAGCGTGCCCGAGACGCCGCAGCGGTCTGGCGGGCCGACCGCGGCCGAAGCAGCCGCAGCGCAGCCGGTCGTGGTCGCGCCGGTGGTGGAACCGAGCTAGTAGCGGAGCCAAAGCGCGATGCCGTACACCGACGCGGATATCCAGGCGTTTGTGATCATCTCGATCGGCGACACGCCGGACGGCCGGCTGGCGGCGAACCAGGAGATGGTCTGGGCGTTCTACGCCGACAAAGCGACTGTCTATCCGCGTCTGCAGCAGGCGTACTTCACCCGAGCCTGCTGCGATATGGTGCTCGGCTCCCTCCGTGCTGCGGTCAACATCAGCGAGTCCGGTACGGCGATCAGCGACAGCCAGCGGTTCGATCACGTGCAAACGCTGCGCGCCAACGCGCAGACGGAGATCACGAAGCTCGAACGGCTGGCACAGCACCGGCGCGGCGTCTCGGGCGGGCGGATTACGCAACCCGCCCCGATCTCCGTCGCCGATGTGATCGCCGAGCCGATACCGGCGTTCCTCGACGCCAACAGCCCGCGCTTGAGCGGTTCGCCCTACGGCGACACGTTCCGGGGGATCGACTGATGGCGCTGATCGATAGCACGCAACTCGCGGCCGTTCAAGACCGAATGCTGGCCGCGCTCTCCGACACCGGCACGGTCGATCGCACCGAAGCGCCGCTC